TTCTGAGCAGTAGTAGAATCCAGAAGTCCATAATTCATCATAGACCCCATCACTATCTGAATCATAAGATAATCTTAACAGATCTGGGAAATCTCCACTAGCATTTGTATCACCAGTTGGGACAAGTGCTGAAAGGGGAGCCGAGCAATTATATCCCTGAGCAAAAATTTGATACGCTGGCCCAACAACTCCTGAGAAGCTGCCCGTGTGTGGGTGCGCCCCTTTGTAGTAACCACTAAGATCTGTTTGTAGAACTTTTGCACTAGATCGAGGTGTAAAGTAAATTCTAAAGGGTCCTTGATTTTTACTAGAATGTGGCCCTGCTCCAATTAGGTAGCTTGCTGTGCCACTCACATTAATGCCTGCCTCACCAAGAGCCGATGCTGTTTGATCATTGATCACACCCGATACTGGGTAGAATCTATCAAAAGTTCTATTTACATCAACACCTGAGGGTACTGACCAAACGCCACTCCCTGCTCCAAAGACATCTAGAATACTTAGAACCCCCGTATCAGGAGTTCCTGCTGGAGCACCCGACGCTGCTACGGCATCCTCGACAGTTCCATCAAAAGAAGAAGCCCAGAATGCGCTAGGTCCATGATACTGAGAATCGGCGGGATGCATTCCACTTACAGCTAAGTAAGAAGCATTTAGTCTAGACGTGTCAGCAATATTCCAAATCATGAATCTATCACAAAGATCACCACTCGTGGTATAGTAGAATCCATCAAGAGGAGAGTTGTTTGTACCTAATGGAAAGTGGACATTTTTAACATTTACTACACTATCTTCTGTAGCTTTAACGGCCACTCCACCTAATGTAATTTTTGCCAGACTTACATAACTAGGTGTTGTATTAATTAGATCATCTGTTACAAAGAAACGATTTAGACCAATTTTAGATTCGAAGGTAGGGAAAGTGGGAACAGTGAAGTTTAGACCAGTGCTGTCTGTAAGATCATCTAAGCTGGCATCATCCACAGCACTTGTATCTTGTGGATTTGGGTAGAATTGCAGACATCCAGAGTTAGTATAGGTACTAGTATCAAAAGTATCAGTAGGATAATCAGCACCAAAAGCTAAATACTCTGCACCAAGAGTTGTTCTTGCCCAGTTCGTTGGATAAGATCCAAGATCAGTTAAGTTTATTGTAGAGTTTTTATTTGCAACTAGGCAAGCTCTAGTAGCATGAAGCTCTACTGATGTATGATTCGCTCCATCTGCAAGATCAAAGCTGCTTACTTCTAAAGCAAGCTCATTTCTTTTCTTAGGAGGTTCAATGTTTAAAACAGAGTTGTCTTCAACGAGAACATCAACTCCAAACTGCGCCATTGCTGTTGGTCCATGAAGATTAATTATTGAATTATTAGCTCCATAAATTCCAGCCATTTTCTGTTGTTTAGCAATTCCTGCTGGGCCAAAGATAAAGTTACATCCAGTTTTAGATCCGAATAAGGAAACCTTTGAGGAATTAACAGCTTTGACTGCTCTTCCGTAGGAAGGCAGATCATCAAAGTTATCCGCTAATTCACTAACCTGAATATTTGGATGTATAAGGTCTAGATGTGATCCATCATCCACGGAGATAGCAGGGAGGGCATATTTTGTTGTACCTCCAGGGGAGACCCAAGAGTTAACACCATGGGAATTCATAAATCTAGAATTACCATAGATGCTTGGTGTATTATCTTTTCTTACAAAACTAAACGAAGTATTCTTTTGTAGACTTAGATGCTGCGCGTTAGCTGACAGATCTAGCTGATGTCTATCACTTTGCCCAGCAGTGTCAGGGGATGCAGCAGAATCAAAAATAAATTCTGAGTTTCTACTAATTATACCTTCATTATTTTGAGCTTCTACACAAAGATTTTCAAAAATAAACTTTGAGTTAGTTGCTTCTATCCCTTTATCATTTCCGTAAACATCAACAAGGCCATCAAGGTCTACCACAGAGTTATTAAGAATAAGTCCATAGCCTGTATTAAGTTCAGAACCCACTATACTTGCTCTAGCTGGTACGGTAGCTACTGATCTTTGAATACCACCAATTAATTTAGAATTATCTAAAACAAACCCTGCGTAGTTTCTGGAAGCAATAAGCTTGCAGTCAGAGCCTGAAGCTCCATTATCACCAATCGAAGTAAAGTCTAAACCAAGAGGGACAGAACTAAGAGTCACTTCACTATTTACGGCGTGAAAGCCAAAACCTACCCCAGATGCACGAGTAGTAGTGCTTTCTAGGGTATAGTTTCTATAGGAGAACGCAGATCTAGAAAGTGTTACACCAGCGTTGTTGAACTTAAATCCTGCCTTCTTGCATCTTACAGAAGCACAATTCTCTAAAACAATCTGAGAATTAGTCACTTCGACTCCATCATCTCTTAGAGTTTCACCATCTACAAAAAAGTTTCTGATGTAAATGGGGCCATCACAGTTTTTGACAGAAATCTTTGAAAGATTATTGAAGTAAATATTACCTCCAACATTTGTCTCAGTGGCTACCATTCCTCTAACTAAAGCAGAATCATCGGACTGCTTTGTAGAACTTATATCAAGAGATCTTACTGTATTATCTACCGCTGTATCAGCGGTATGTTCATACGGGAATACTGCGAACTCATTAAGAGTAGCACCTAGAAGAGGGTCCTGCCCAACTCCCACTGCTAAGGGAGCTTTTCTAGTGTTATGTTTTGGATAAACAACTCGATTGCAGTTATTCGCTGCTCTTTCATCTGCTCCTCCACTAAACACTAAAGATGAAATGTGTACACAAGAAGCATCCGTCAGACCATTACTAGTATCAAGAGAGCTTACCCCATAGGGTAAAGTGTGACTTGCATTGTATTGTGGTTCTTGCGTTGATTGTGTATCACTAGAAGCATCATATATCCTAGCAAAGTTTCTATTGATGATCTCAATAGAGCCGCCCTCCTCGATTCGGAAATTATGTAGCTCTAAGTTTCCTAGATCACCAAAACTTCCAACCTCTACAAGGACTGGAAATCTTACCACTTTTGGAATGGCAGCAATACAAGCACTTAGCTCAGTGAAGAGATTTTTATTAGCTAATAGTTCCGCTTGGCCCTCTGTTGTATTTGCAGCATCGGCAGATACGGTAAGGGCCAATCCTGGGACACCAGCGGAGGTATTGTAGCCATTCTGCTCCCAAAGCTCATAGGTTCTATCCTCTAGATCGTAAAGAGGAAGGTTATCCTGCTCCCAGTTATAAAAAGAGGAAGTATCAAACTTATGAACATAAGGAGCCCACTCATTAAATAGTTGAACGCTCCCGCTAGATGTATAAATGTCGTGACGATTAAAAGGCATTTTAGAAGTTTAGTGTCCAACGGAAAATGAGACTGAAATCGTCAGTCTTTCTGATATTACTAAATGTACGATAGCAAACTAGAATAGGAACATCATCATTGCTGCCTGTAGGATTTTTCATAAACATCCCTATCTCATTGATGTTTAAATCTTCAGAGTTTCTACTTAAGCCGTTACATGCCTCCTCGTCCAAGACAAGCGTATATCTAACTGAGGATTCTCCAATTCTCGTAATTTTATTAGAAGGTATTCTAGCAAATGCTCTATTAGTGGTTTGTGTTCCGTTTGTAAGCTGATCATTAACTGATATGAAAAGCTTGCTACCCGCACCATACTCAGTGTCAGTAAGCTGTCCTGATAATTCAAAAATACCACTGGTTACTCCCCCAGCAGGTGGACCAGAAACCCCTACCTGGAAACGGTCGATCTGGTAATCAAGGATCGTGTCTGACCCTGAGCCTGTGAACAGGTAGGATAATCCTACGCCCATACCAGATACAATGATATTACTATCATCCAAAAGAACTTCTTCCTGACCATCCTTCCATTGTCGGATGATGGTCAGGTGTCCGTTGATGCCCATGTCTTCAGCAAAATTTTTCATCGGAAATGTATTCTCCACTTGATAGTAAGGTCTTCGTACTCTTCAACATCCGTGATATGTGTTAAGTCTTTACTTAGCCCTTTTCTACAGAACAGTTTGTACTTTCTAGGATTATCTAGTACACTAAACGCGAATGGCGGTGTATTTCCATTCAGAAGTGATTGTTTCATATCAATGGTCCAAAGACCTAGGTGTGTGATACCTCCGTATGCGTGAGCAAAAGCACAGTCCCCTGCTGCTAAACTGACAGTATATTCTACAAAAGGGAAACCCTGGTTAGCCTCCTCCGCAGGAGCAGATAAGCACAACCCACTGGCACCTCCACTGAAGTTAAGTCCATTAGCCCCACCATTCGGAACGGAACTCATAACCATGTTAACAAAGCCAGACAGATCCATCGAGCTAACCTCGTTAAAGAAGCCACCAACTACTTCTACATTTGTTTCATTTGCTCCCCCGCTATGATACTTTCTAAAAAATACTCTAGGATCCGCTATATACAAACTACTTCCATCAGGAAAACATCCCATCAGCGAAGCAGCCACACATGCGGAGGCAGAGTCATCAAAGAAAGTACCCTCGTACACAGAAGAATAAATAGCTGATGGTATAAAGTTCGTTAGTTGACCATTACCTGGGGTTATGGCACTAATGGAATACTCCCGTCCCACAGCGTCAGGCAATTTAGATGGTATACTAGTATCTTCTTCAAGAACCGTCATGGCAGGATTTGGGCTATCAGGTAGCCCGATTATGGGAGGAAACCCCGCTCCAGGATCATTAGGAAAGCTATTAACAGCAAACATTCCCAAAACTCCTAGGGGACTGAGAACACTATCTCTCAAAGCAGTGGTAGTAAGACGCTGTAAAGTATCTCCCTCTGAATCTAAAGAATGTGCGTTAGCTCGGAAAGCATCCTTACCTGTTCCAAAGGAAATGGCATTGATTCTGTAGTTAGAGGCATCTAGAATCGAGGAGGTAGCATGATCTTCTACACCTGAAAGAGAGGGGGATACGGTCATGATGTCAGCCAATAACTCCCCAGCACCATCAACGAGCATGTTGGGCTCTTCGAGGATTAACTCATCCCCTCTCCATACTTCTACTACTCCTCTCATCAGTTATTAAACTCCACTTCAGTATAGTTTTCGTATCCACCTGCACCTTTGGTATGAGGGGTCCAGTCTGGGTGTATGCGGTAATTAAGCCTACTTCCTCCGCTGACCTCTAGAACTTCTGATGTAATTGTCGCATCTCTAGAAGCAAGATTAGTAGCATATACACCAGTGCCTTGCCCTATCAATCCATTATAGAACTTTAAAACATCCTTAAGTTGATCTTTAGATAGCTCTAATTTAGTTTCTTTAACAAAAGGTCGTAGAGGTGTTCCTTTAGTTCTAACACCATATCCTGTTCCTATTCCTGCAAGCTCGCGAAGCGTCTTGTCCTGAAGTTCAATAGAATCAATCAGCAAGTACTTTTCTTTATTAAGATTTGGAAAGAAGAATATTTCTACAATATAATTAGTAGAATCTGTATGAACCTGCTCTGTTATAACATATTCACTTTCTTCAATAGGAATGACCTTTAAATACTCAGAGCCATTTTGATCAGTAAAGTTTCTAGTATCGAAGTTGATAGAAAAGGTTTCAAAATAATTTTCTTGTATATTATTTAAAGAAACATTATTTATTGATGAATCTTTTTTTTCAGTGGTTGCTAAACAAAATAAATCATCTTGTTTACTTGGAGCTTTTAAATCAAAATTATAAGTATGCGCTAAAGTTGTTGTAACAACATTTTGAGAGATTTTATCCTCCCTTATAGGTTCCCACTTACCTCTGGGAGTCCAACTCCAGATTAGCCCGTCTTCTCCTCCGCCACTTGCATCGGTGTGGATCCAGACTCCTAGTTTACCTCCTCCAAGCTTACTAGAGCGTTCTTCAGCAACTAAAGATTTTATTTTTAGTTCAAACTCGTGATCTTTAATAAATCTATTTCTTCTGTCTCCATAGGAGGATAAATCAAATCGTATCCTAGGGAATCCCGCAAAAGACTTACACTTGATCACTCGATTACCTATTAGATAATTTTCTAGACCAGGAACCTTAAATTGAGAAGCTATATCAAAAATGCTAAACTCGTTTCTCTGACGAGAACCTGAAGTATCACAAAACTCAATACCGCTCAAGATATCTGCGTTACGGAACTCTGCGTTAAAAGGCTTTCCCTGTACGAATGTGCCTGATAAAGGCACTACGCCTTCTCGTGTTGCAGAGGCTACATAAGTTCCATTGGCGCTTTCGTTCCAAACATTTCTGATGTTGATGGGTGTTACATTATCTACACTGGATGCCACAAAAGTGTCAACCTCTGATCCGTCAATTTTAAAATCACAATTGTAAAGACCTAGGCCAAATACATGTCCAAAAATATTGCCTCCTGTCTTCTCTATCTCATTTGCTCCAAGAGGATGTTTTGCAAAATACTTGCAATAGTCTCGATGAACTTCGTGGAGTCCCGTACCAAAACTAAAGTTCTCATAATCGGCAAATGAGTTTAGAATAAATCCACTGGCTATCGCTTCGTTGGCTAGGCTCTGAGCAGTGTTTTTCCAATATGCGTCTGCATCAACAGCACTGGAGTCTGAAAGTATTTGAGATCCATTAAACAATGCTCTGGCCTCAAATATCTCATGCATCGTGTTGTATAGTTCGGGCAGTTGCCCGCGATCAATATACCTGTCTACAGCGGATGCATTTGGATCACGAGCAATGCCTCCTAAAGCAGACAACCCTCGATAGGGGAACGTATTGCTCGTGTCTATACTAGAGAATGATCTTTTAGAATCAATATCCTCACAAATATCCCAAACACCTGAAGGGTTTATAGGATCCACAATAGGATGGAACTTGCCCGCAGAGGCCACATAACCCAGCGTAAGCTCTCCAAGGGAGGAAGGCATGGATTCCTCCAAGGTCGAGGGATCGTAGCTTACAGGGCCGTTGAAGCCCGTTCTGTCGTAGTATCCTTCGTGGGGTAGGAGGTACTTCAGATTGCGTCTGCGGAGAGCCCGACGAGCCACAGAACCTAGATCGGTAACTGCGGTTGTGCTTGACAGTAAGGAATCTGTTATACTGTCTGCATCTGTTCTTCTGAACTTATTGAATTCAGAATCTAGCTCCATGGAAACTCCACTATATTCGAAGTTTCCAAAGATAGAAGCAGAAGTATAACTAGCTCTGGTGTCGTCGTGGTCTAGCCCAAGGTACTCCATCTTGGTACTAGAAGCCTCAAACAAGTCTTCTGCACTCGCAGTCAAGTTTACTCTAGTGATTGCATGCGCTGGTGAGAACTCTCTAGCCGTTCGTGCCGCTTCGTACAGAGCGTATTTACCGTCAGCTTCTAAAGTAGTTTTTGTAAAATCAAAATCTGCTTCATCGAAGTTTATAAAAAGATGTGAGGACTTTCCGTTCCAGAGAGGAAGAAGATTCTTCTCATAGTCGGAGATACTCTGCATTACTTCGTTAAAGTTAGGTGCTGTTTGGGGAGTTTTAAACAGCATTAGGAATTCATTTATTGCTCCTAAATCTGTCTCATCAGTTATTGCATTGTCTACGATAAAGTTGCCTACCTGAGTCGCCAGATCCTCGTTAACTAAAAAGCACTTAAGACGCTCAACAAGAAGATCCACCATGGGCTTGGTGATTTGAGAATCTTGATAGTATTTTACTTCCTCGAAAGGAGGCATTGGATAGTTAACATGTCCTCTGTAGGTAAAAAGAAACTCGATATTTCCTTTCAGCTTGAGGTATACTGGGCGTGTGCCTCCTATGGGATGTTGAAGACCCGCCATGTATACACCATCACCTAGGGGACCCAGAGCAACTGCTGCGTCAAAAGCCTTACTCTCCCCAAATAGTTCTGCGGATGCTTTTACTCCTGCAAATGTTGAATCGTCTTTTCTATGGACATGGAAGGGTCTCATTTTAGGAGATCCTATGGTAGTATACTTTTCAACCTCATTTCCATTATTATCAACAATCCAAAACTCAGGAGATAAAAATCTCCCACCTCTATATGAAAAGTTTTCTGGGAAAGCTTCATATAAATCTAGAAGAATGCTATCTGTAACTATCTTGATATTTTCTTCTAAGCTGCTTGTGCTATAGTTTCTAACACCAGATTTTATCGCAAGGTTAGGAGTCCAAGTATCTAAGTTTTTGAATAAAGGAGACCCTGTGGCAAGAGTATACCAAATAAGATTTGGTATGTAAGATTCCCAAAGCTCATCCACCTTTCCTGACACATCCAATATTGAATCAATCATAAGTGTATTGATAGCGTCTTGAATGGCCTTTAAGGTTCCTGATCGTTTATATAAATCTATCGCTAGACGAAGTTGATGCCTCCATTTTGCTGGGGATGCGCCCCTTAATCTAAATCCAATAAGATCTGCTATATATCGTAAGTGCTCAGGGCGAACATTCTCTATATCATAAATGAGTGATATGTTTTCTATCTGATCCGATATATCAGCAAACTGAAAGCCTAAAACAGTGTTAAACTTTCTGTGATATCCTTTTGCAATTAGATCATCAAGCTCTGTTCCTGCGCCTATAAAGCTATCGAAAGCATCTCTAACTTTATAATCTTGTTGATCTATGTATAAAGGTGAGTAAACTACGTCTACTAATGTTTTAAGAGCATCAAGCTTTTGAGTTCCACTAGTATGTGTTGCTACAACGCCATCGCTGACATCGAGCACAGCGTCAGCAACGCCAGATATAAAAGAAGTAGGGATATACGATCCAAACGAACAGGTCTCATTGTTTTTCCAAAGATATTCAGTAAATCCTTTTATACCGTCAATTGTCTCTAGATTCTTTCCAACGTAGAGGGAGTTAAACGAGTCTAAAACATAGCTGGATGGAGAGTAATCAAGACCCCCATCAGCAGAAGTATTTAGGAAATAGAACCACCCTAGAGCATCTACAAGGTGGTTGTGAACGGAGCTTGCATCAGCGTTAGAGGTTAGTGCTGAAAGTGTTGTAATATTCTCTTCTAAAGATCCAGGTGCTGTTTGGCTAGCTGGTATTATCATGGGAAGCAGTGTCCCTGATAAATAAGAATTAAATGATGAACTTGTTTCGTAATCTCTAAAAGTAGTTCCTAGGGGATTTAGTATTTTACTTTCAAAGAGAAAAGGATTTATATTTGTAAGGTTGTTCTGCTTTACAAAATATTGCGAAATACCTGTAATACTTCCCAGGGAGCTTGTCTGAGTATCGGTAACTCCAGACAAGGAAATAACGGTAGAAATATTATTGGCAGCCTGTATGTGCCTATTAATCAGATCTGAAACTGGATTTAGCTCGACGCCACTAAGTTCTAGGTCTTTCTGCTTATAGACCTCTGGAGTAATAAGCTCAATTAATTCTACAAAATTTGTTTTGTAGTAATTTCTGGGGCTGGGAGTGTATTTACTAGAATCCATTAGTCAAGTAGGATTGTATTAATGGTGAGGTTATTTAGTTGTACAATTTCATTAAAATCAATTGTAACATCTTGATCTAAATTATCTATGGTAGAAAACCTAACTTCATCAGTTTCAAATATTACTCTATTCAGTTCAGATATATTAAGATCTTCTCCAAAATCTCTATTATCAGCATTCATGTAAGTTAGAATTTTATCTCTAACTTTATTCTTGATTGCACTTTGATTCTCCTCCTCTTCTCTATCTATCTTAATTGAAACAGCCAGATCAAGTGTTCTAATAAGACCGTCCACGATTGCTATATCATCAGTAGCCATCTTCTTTTTATTGATAGCATCTAGTAACTGTGTTTTAAAGTTTGTAGTTGCTCTCTGGAGCTGGAGGTCTGAAGCCTTTTCAAGAACATAGATATCAATGATGTTCGCTGAAGCGTAGGCTTTTCTTGTCGCAGTCGTTGCTTTTCCTACCGTTCCAAAGTTACTGATAAATGTATTAGCAAATACAGAGTAATCCTCTAAAGTAACCAGTCTATCTTGGCTTCTAAAAGTTAGGGGCGCATACTTTTTAGCATGTTCAACAGTCTCAGCATTTGCACCTCCAGTGGCCTTGCTGATATTTGTTAGGGTTCCCCCAACCGCCCGACTTGTTGAAATACTTGTATTAATCGCATCTATCTCTAAGTTTCCTCTGGTTCCTCCACCAACGCGGTATTCAACCCTAAATGATGCAGTGTCCTCTGGTGAAATGCCCGCAGTTCCGTCCCCAAAAACTACAGTAGCGTTATATTCATCGTCATAAACTACTTCAAAAATTTTATCGCTTGACCCTGATGCATAGTATAGATTAGGAACCTCCCTATAAGCCCCTGTAGTGGCTGCCTGAGGACTAGTTACAAAAACTCCGATACTACCTTCTACTACGGGACCTTGAGATAATTTGATTGTTTTTACGCCCTCGGTGGCAGCAAACTCCCCCTGCTCATCAACCAGAGCGCCTTCTTGCATAACGAAGTTAGTAAATACTTTTTTATCAGCATCAACAGCCTCTGCATCTGTAAAAACAATAGTACCATCAGAATTTACAGTGTCTGCCACACCATTCACAACTTTATAAAGAGTAAAAGATAAGTTACCTCCATCTTCTGGAGAAGTTATCGTGAACACCCTATTAGCCGCTGGTATGCCATCAGTACCTGTGATGGCAGTATCAAATTCTATTTTTACATCAGCCGCTGAAGATAAAGGACCCTTCATCCTAACCCCAATTAGTTCTAGAAGTTTTTTAACACTAGCTCTCTGCTTTGCGGTAGCTAAGAAGTTTTCGTTAGCCAGCATGTCCGCCTTCATTGACATGACCGCTCCCATATATGCGGTCAACTCTAAGAACATCATACCCAGGTCAGACTCTACAAAATACTTATAATCATCAGGATAGACTGTTTTGGTGTAATCAATCAAAGAGTCTCTCAGAGAAACAAAGTCTGTAGCTGCAAAGTTGATTAATGAAGGTCTTTTAGATACTGGTATCTTAGCCAGCTTCATAAAGTCTGAAGATATTGTTCCTGAAAAATTCATGCTATTTTTACACCTACATCAAAGATTTCTAAGTCAGACTTATCTAACTTTAGGGATAAGATTACTTTTAAAGAGTTACCACCTGCTGGTCCTGCCTCTCCTGTTGGAAATACCGAAAGCTTTACTATGGTGGCTCCCACAATATAATTTCTAAAAGATGTTTCTATTTCTCTTCTTATGCTGTTAAAAGTTGTTTCATCTAACGGTTGAAATAAATATCTTCTCAGGTTGCATCCAAAATTAGGCAACATCACTCGTTCGCCCCGCTCAGTAAGCAGAAGCTGCTCTACTGCCGCCTTTATCATATTTATTCCAGATATTTTATTAAATACACCACCATTTTTACTAGACCCCAATGGATAATGTAGTCCGTATACTTCTTGTCTAGTGGACTTAGGCGACTGTATATTGTACCTTTCCTGAATAGACCCGTAAACTGTTACTGTATTATTGGCAGCCATTAGATTTTAATATTTTTGAAGAACCCTTGTTGGGCATCATAGTTTTGTTTCACTTCTCTACTATCTAGGGCTCTTGAATAGAACTTTAAACTTCCTACATGACCGCGAAGACCACTAATAACTCCACCTCGGTCTCCTCCCATGAAGTTTCCATACTCATACATCCCGTCTGTGTAACCTCCACCAACAATCCATGGAGTATAGAAGGGATTAAGCAGTGGCCCTTGTTTTACAGTACTTGGCCCGTCAACCGTTGTGGACGAGTACTGGAAGCTATTATCTTTCTTAAAGCTGGGTAGCGCCGCAGGTTTCCTAGGATCTACTCCGAACACTATTGAAATAGCAGAAGTTGCTACAAGATTACCGTCAGCATACATCTTTATTGTATCGGAGTTTGGATCACAAGTTAGATCAACTAGAACAAATTGAGATGACACATTCCCAAAAGCAGTTGAAGAAAGATCAACTTTCATATTGTAAAAACCTTCTTGGTCTTGACAATCATCATTATTAATCCAAGAAGCAGACGAGGCATCTCTAGCTTGTGTTGGTGCTACAAAGAAACTTAGAGACGATGCGGGATTATTCAATTCGTTGTCATTACTAAACCCTAAGCCAGCGTGAGTGATTCGCCTATCCCTAGTAAAACCGCAAATCATACCTCTGACAAACTCACCACCTTTCTCAGACCTTAGGAAATCTAGATCTCTAGCATCTCCTACGGCATCAATGGCCGAGGCATTGATATTATGTCCCACGTTCTCTGAACCAAGTAGAACTTTAGTTAAGCCAGAAGCTGCTGGTGTGGCTGCATCCGCTCCACTGGCCCAACCAAGTAATCCGTCCGTAATATTAGGAACATGCACCCAACACTCCATGGTAAATCCCGTTGACGAATAAGTTAGATCTCTAAACTCAGTGGTGTCAGGAAGTCTAACGAAGGATCCTAATGCTGAAGCTGCTGCTGGGTCGGTGCTCTTATTTTTTACAATGCCTTCTAGGTAAGGGATACTAATTCCAGAAAAGAATATGGATTGTCTATTAGTCCCCACTAACTGTGCATTGTTGTACATATTTTCTGTAGCACAATTAGTTACATTGAAGTTTACAGAAGATGGTAGCTCCAAGCTAGTATCTAAAAAGTTATAGATAGCAAAAAGATCTTTATTTACAATCTGATCATTCAGAGCCAGGACCGTTCCTGAAGATGATCCCGAAGGAGAGTAAATGATACTTCCTTTACCTACGGGAGGGATAGATAATTGATTGAAAGAGATTGATCTTGTTTTTGGTCTAGCAGCGGTTACAAATTTTGTTTCTATGGGAAGCACGATGCCATCAACATCAGCTTGCTTGAAAACTAACGCCTTTTGTTTTTCTAGGTCAACTGCCAAATTATACTTCTCAAGATATGAGAAATCGTTGATTGGTATATCACCTGGGCCGAACTCTGGTCCATCGAGTTCTCCATAAATTTGCCCAGCCTTGACCGCCACCTCAATCTGCTTCTTTCTACGATTGATCTTGGTATTATGGTTGGCGATCTCAGACATGATTAGATTTCTCTGATTAATTACAATTGAAGAATCCTCACCGAACTCGTCGATGAACCCCTGTAGATCAGAAGATAAATCGTATACATGCTTATCTCTTTGCTGCTTTACCACAGCAAGGAAGTGATCCTCATCGTAGTAGTACTGCAACCCTGCGCTGTCATCAATCTTGTTGGGATCAAAGATATTATCTGTAAACTTATTGAGTGAATCTACAGTTATGATTTCGCCCTTACCACCCAAGTTAGGATCATAGTCATACTTCCAAGCATCTCCTACAGGCACCATTCCCGAAATAGCTAGATATACAGGATCTAGCCCGCCCTCGTAGGAATCGTAGTAAAGACCATCATTTGTAAGAACATATGAACCCTCAGTTGATATGGGTGGTCCGTAGGTTAGACGGAAAACAGGATCTTCTACCAGCCCAGGATCATCCAATCCTACTCTATCGAAGTTAGTTCCTGATAAAAACTGATCTAACTCTGCACTATCTAGGAACTTGGGCTCTAGTGATGGGTCATTAGCTCTGGCCGCGATGATTTCGTTAATCTCTCCTACCTTCTCGTCCACTGCTTTTATGAAATCTCCTGCGAACTGAAGTTTAGCCTTCTCCCCAGCAAACATTTTATCAAATTGTTCCTGAATCTGATCTGGTGGAAGTGCGGCTCTTTCATCCGCAGAGTTGCCTGATTCAAAGCTTTTTACTTTATTGAACTTGTCTAAGCAGTCCATGACTGCCTCGATCTCATTCTTAATATCTGTATAGTTCTGATAGATCTGCGCTCCGAAAGAAGCAGCGTACTGAAACGCTCCAAGAACTCCAGTTAGATTATTTTTGAGTTGCTTGGCGTCGTTGTCCATACCCATCCAAGATGAGTCCGATCCAAACTTGAAAGTGCCAGTTTCAGTATCAAATTCAATGATACCTGTATTCAGAGTCAGTTTTTTGAAAACCTCTTTTGTTACCTCATTAGCCTTAGCCTTTCCAAGAGTCATCTGAGATGAGATATCTGACAGAACAGAAGTTGGTAGTAAGTTCATACCCTGTCTGGCTAGGTTAAGCATGCAGCTAGGCATGCCGAAAGACATACCTAAAGCTTCAACTGCTCCTGTTCCAGTGTTCCCTTGTACCTGAAGAAATGTTTCTAAATCGAAAGATGCCATATTAGTATGTAGTCACTCCTCTGTTAAAGTATAAGCTTTGTGGGCTTGGGATAAAGAAGAACTCTGGATCTGCTCCATTCGCTAACTCTATAGTACCCTCTCCAGGATCAATGTTGACCTGATTACTCTGCATCTGAATATCCTCTGCATTTACACTAAATTTATCACAATCAAAATTAATTTCAGGTGCTTTTATATTTACTGCCTGCCCTGCTTCTAGGTTAATTTTTCCATTAGTCTTTACAGTGATTGCTCCGTCCGATCCATTGGTTTCGATTACAATCTGTTGATCTTCCCCATCTTCGTCCAGGCATTCAATAAAGATACTTCCTTTTTTAGCTTGAGTAAAAACATTTACATCATTATTAGTGCTTTGAATATTAACATTACCACAAGGAAAGAAAGGTCCCCAATCAACATTAGTTGCTAGATTTAATAATGAAAGTTCTTTTCCTCCCTTATGAACTACAATATCTGTTGAGGACTCTTTATTTATATATTTTTGTGGACCAACAGTCTCAATCTCAACTGATCTAGCAGCTACGCTTCCTAGTGGATTATCAGCTATGGTAATCTTGCTACCATTTCCGCTGTCAAGAGTTATTGCATCAATAGTAGGTGCGTCACTCAAGACAATCTTCTTACCTTGTCCTGAAGTTATCACAGTTTTTGCATTAAAGAACTTTGGATTATATTCATCTGAGACGGTTATACCAGCACCCAAAGGGCTCTTAAAAAGATACTTCATAGGTGTGCCGCGAGCTTTATAGATATTTGGATCTGGCCTTTCAAAAGGCATGACATCAGCGTCTGCTATAGGATCCCCTTGAGCGTCCCTGGGCTCTGGTGCGAAGGTTGCCCCTAAGTAGTACCAGCTTGTGCCCCCAGTCACCTTGCAAACTAGAATCTGTGCGCCCACCTCAGGTACAGCTATGAAAGCTCCCTCGCCATTTGAAGCATAAGGAGTCACATAGTATACATCTTGCTCAGTATTGCCTTCAGCGACAATCTTAGCCTTGAATGATCCGCTCCGACCAGGATCTACGCGGGTGCGAACTTCTGCCAGTGATATGGCTCCCTCATTTCTACATTCTTGCATGTTATTCCTCTTATTTCTTCTCTACTTCAAACTTTGGAGAGTTCTTTACTAACTTAAATTCAGAAAGTGCTTCTCCTGTTGTGATGGTATGTCTATATCCCAATATCTTATAGAGCCCACTAAAAAATTTATTTAATGCCTGTGAGTTTGGTCTCACTGATTGGGTGATTGGTTGATCCTGACCAAAAAACATGCAAGGGGATCCTAAAGAAGCTGATTTGGATATATGAAAAGTAGGCAATGTAGTAATATTCATTTGAAATGCCTTTCTATACATGTCTTCTGCAAAATCTGCTAATATAGTTTGTGGACTTCCAGGAAGTTCTTGATCTATCTTAACTATCCCATGAAGATCATCCTCTGTTAATTTCTCAACATAAGATGCCACAAAATCTGCGGCTGCTTCAGATGAGTTAAGTTTAAGACTTGCTGCTAATTCAGGCGATATACTCAAAGCCAACTCATCTATTATTTTTTGTTTATCCTTATCCCCAATACCTTGAGAGCGGTCTTTCATTCTTGCATAAGCAATAGCAGCGCCGCGATCTCTAATAGGAAAACTTCCTATCCCTGTAGGTAATATGCCTTCACCAACCGCTGACGCAAGTCTTTGTATTTCTTTCTGAAATCCTGCTTTTAATTGTGCAAAATAAATGGGAGCAAATTTAAAGTTTAAGGACAAAGTATTTGGATTTTGAGTGTTGTACCTAAAAATAGGAATTCCATTTTCTTCAATGTACTTTTTTTCAACATCAGAAAATTCACTATCTTTATAAGCAAAATCGTCAGGAAAATAAGAGATATCTCCGAAAGACCCTGATCCCTTTAAAACAGGGTTAAGAAGCTTTTTCATTCTTTTGTTATATGTTTTATTAGTTAATGTAACCTTATCCAAAGGATGTAAGGGAATTTGAACGGCGGCTGCGGCTGTGTAAGCTTCTGATGAAACAAACTCTTTACCTTGTTCTTCGTAACCCTTCTCAATACTTTCAACTATACTTGGTTTTAGCACTTCTTCAGCAATGTCTGCTACCTTACTCCTTATAGATGCGTAGTTTGCACTTCTCTTTAAAGATGCAATGTCTTTTTCTTTTTTTTCTAAGTCTATTCCTGCATAAAGGTAGTCTTGTATTAAGGCAAGGTCTCCTACAATTATGGCTGAATCTCCTTCAAATTTATCATAACCACCAAATGTATATGAGTCCAGTATGAATGAGGTTACTCCCCATTCTTCTAACACCTTTATATCTGTCTCTTCTATAACAGCGAGACTTGACATCTTATATGCTTCATGAGATCTTTCTTTTATTCTATCAAATATTACCTCAAGAACCCTCATATGATCTGGAATCTCCCTGTCAGACTTATCAATTACTGCTGTAAAGAAACGCTTTTCATAATAATCATCTATAGCATCTTTCGCTGTAGGAAATCTTTCACTTGCAGCGTGTGGAATAAGTCCAGCGGTCAATGCATCTTTATCTGATTTTTGAGCATCTTCTTTATTTCCAGAATGCAATCTTAAGCCAAAAGACTGTAGAGTGCTCCGCACAAACATCTCCTCATTACCTCGATCAGTTCCCGTTTTATCAAACAAATCTGTTACTACAGAAAGTTTATATCCTTTACTAACCCCAGTCGCTACTGGAATATTACCAAGAGCTTGGGAGGCTGGCTTTACTACTTTGTATGTTTTAGCAGTCTCATTAATTGCTTTTGCACAAGTAACATTTAAATTAGGCAGCAATACGATAACATTTTTATTACTTGTGGCTTTCTGAACATAGCTACGAATAGCATCAACAACAATGCAATGAAAATCAAACTTTTCTATTTTATCAGCAGCTTGTTCTAATCCTATTTCAGCTAAGACCCCTCTATCTTCTGATGCAAGACCTTTGCCGTCGCTAAGAGCACCGCTCTGAGGTGAGACTCCAGCGTCAATCAAATATTTGACGGGATCATAGGCTTTATCAGAAAGAAAATCAATCTCCTGCGATCCTCCTGCGTACCGCATTTGTAGACCAACCAAGTTTAGGTTAACTCGTTCATTGTATGCCCCCCTTCTCTGATTCATCTTAAGAGCGTTGGGGGTTGGAGTTAGAGTTAGTGTAATTTTTCTAGAGCCGTCAACACTAATATCTGCTGCTGTTAGCACTGTCCTATGTGGACCAGACCAAAGGTCTAAGTTATTACCAGTGCCATATGCAACATAAATCTCTCGATCCCCTACCGCCAGTTGCAACTCTTGTTTAAATTGACTGATAAACTTATTTTCATAAGCTCTCTGGCTTTGTTTCATATCGTTTTTATTATCTGTTACAAAGCCTTTAGTTTTTTCAGAGGTGGGTGATGAATATCTTTCAATAATCTCGGCTGCATTGTCAGTAAAGAATCTTCTTTCAAACTCATTCTTAGGGTCGATAAAAGATAGCTTGATTTTAAAACCACTACCGAGATTCTGTGTATGCTCCAAAGATATAAAGTTTGAATTACCAGAATTATTAAAAAGCAAAGCATCGTCTATCCCCTCAGATAGTTTGGATACTAAGCTTGTATAAGTAGCCCCTGCGGAAAATAATCTTTCCATAACCTTCTTATCGAAGGCAACGACTATATTTGCTGTAGGTATATTCATATGATCTTAGGAATCAAAATTCTATCATTTATATTAAATCCTTCAAAGGGGTCGCTAATGCCATTTACTAACATTAGTAACCACCAATTCTTGGGGCTGTCATAGAACAAATCAGAAATTAGATCAGGACGATGTTCATACCCTGCTGGAATGAATCCTACATCGTAGTTAAAAGCTTCATCCAAATCTTCTAAAAGAATATCAAACTTTCCTGAATTTATTATAGTATTAGTAACGATATTACGATGAGATACACGAACTTCGTCTAAAGTATAGGGGCCTCTATCTGTGCTAGTCATTGTTAAAACTCGTTATATCCTGGGTCCATGCTGGTGGTCTCACCTAGAACAACCGCTTCCCATCCAGCTAGATTGTCTCTCTGTATTGGATTGCCTTTGGGCATAAACTCCCCAAAGTCGCCTGATCTAATTTCTTCTAACTTTAGATTAATTTTTAGTTGTCTAGGCAGTAGGGTGTCTAAATCATAACCCATTGCTTCATTGTAAGTAATCGAGTAATCAGTACAAATACAAGGAATATCTTGATATAGGATTCCGTGTTTAAGTCTGATGATTGGGGGGCCGTATATAGGATTTTTTGAATAGTTTACTACACTGGATCTTACAATATTTGTCCAGTAAATAATCATATCTATTATTCTGTATTTTTGCTGTTGATTTTGATTATACTCAATGCCAGCCCTAATAAACTGAAAGGGCGAAGTAAGTGCGTCTATTACAGAAGTAGGTCTTTGAATGGTTTGTGTTATAGCCTCTGTCGCTAAATTATATCGGTTTCCAATATACTCTCTTTCTTCATTATTTAAAGATCCTGATAAAGTAGACTCCAAGCTATTTATAACTTGTTTAGCAGAATCTCTTGCCATATCTTTTGTATATTGAGTTCCCAACTTAAACGCCATGCCATCAGGCACTGTTTTAACCTTAAAAGGAACTAAGAACCTTTCTTTTTCTTTTTCTTTATTATCCTTATCCGAAGCGGCACTTTCAATAGTATCTAAAGTTATATCAGGGTGCTCCTCAAGTAGATGAGGTAGAGTCATATTAAAACTCAAATTAAGCTGTCTAGAGTCTGCTCCCAAGTAGCTGTATAGATTGCTTGATCTAGATATTAGAGAATATTTTTTATACTTAGCTCTTTTAGATTCCTTGATAGATACATTCTCAAAGAAGGGCAAATCAACAACATAGTAATCATCTCCCGCACCAATCTTAGGGAAATAAAACATGAGTTTGGATCTTTGAGGTAATGCTCTGTCTACTATGTGTCTTGATGTCATGATTAGTTACCTGGATCTGTAAATTCTGCTGGGCGTGAGGTTCTTTGTAGTTCCCTTTGTTCGTTAGCTATTCTAAGCTCTTCTAGCATCTCCTCTGCTGTAGAATCTCTACCTATACCTAAGATACCCTCAATGGATCTTCCTAGCATGTTGGCGGTTTCATCTAGGAATTCTGATGAGGTTTTAATGTCTGGTGTTTTTCTATCTATCTCTTCTACAGCTTTGGCTGTTCTTTCTCTTAGGGGCCTATCATTCGCGATGTTGTTCCTAGTGCTTTCCAGCATTTTATATAAATCACTACTTTTATTATCAGCCACAGCGGCCTTGAACGCCTCTGCTGCTTCATCACCAAGAGATTTATTTTCTCCAAACATTCTCCTTACAAGACTTCCAGGTAGAAAAGTTTCGAACAGGGGCCTAAGTTGTGCGGCGGCTGCTCGGCCTTGTACCTTTGCTTTTTCTTCTTCAATTAGTTTGATTTCATCACTTAGAAGCCCGTAGCCCATCATCTTCAAAACCCCACCTGATACAAGAAAATCTAGCATGTGTGCAATTCCTTCTATAATCGAAAAGAAACCAAGTTTGATTTTATCAAGAGTTCCTCCTGGTCCTGTAAATTTTTGAAAAGGCTCTAGTAATGAATTAGTATAGTTTGGGATAGATTCTTTTATAAATTTCTCCATAAATCCGAAGACAGTTTCAAACTTAACAATGCCCGCAGTAGCAACATCTATTATGAAAAGTTTAAATTTTTTCATAGATGCAGCAGCGCCAGATTCTCCTCCAAGACTTTCTGCAAAAGCTTTGAATCTTTGGCCTAGTGCATTCATTATTGCAGAGAAGGTATCTACTGCTTCTAGCAAGAATGGGTAAGCTAAAGAGAACGCTTCTTTAAATGGAGTAAGAGCTTCTTTTCTAAGATTTGTTAGAGTCTTTCCGAAATCTATCAAGTCTTTATCTTCTTTCTTAATTCTTTTACCTAAGCCATCTGCAACCGTAGTGAAGTTAATCGTTTGATTTCCAAATGTTTCTGAAGCTGCTGCAATATTTAAGAATGAAGTATTTAACCCACCCGATATTGATTTAAAGCTATCAGATGCTTTTACAAATGCGTCTTTAAGAATTTGTTGGGCTTCAGCAGAACTTCTTGCCGCAGCTAGACGCCCTCTGACATCTTCGATTCCTAGCATCTGCAATCGCTCGTAGCCTTGCATGCTTGAATCCATGACCATTGTCATGACGCTTTGAAGTGGCCCAGCAAGTTGAGGGCCTAGCTCTCCTTGCAGCAATGTTACAGCTTCCATAACTTCAGCGCCCATTCCTGCTAATTTTTGAGCAGGGAAAGTTGCTTTCAGAGCATCAATCGCGCCTACAAGCTTGTCAGTGCTAATCGTATAGTCTGATCCAGTCTGTATTAAGTTTTCAGATAACTGATTTGTATCATTTCTGGATAGTCCAAGCGTTGCCTCCAGAGTAGCCATGCTTTTTGCAGTAGCTCTAAATGCAGTCCCCGTTAGCTGTTGCTGGTTTATTAACTTAGCAATGCCAGCAGTGTTTCCCTGAAGGCCCGCTTCCATACCAGCAATCGCCGCACCAAACCTTTGGTTGAGATCACCTCGAAGACCCTCCATGGTTCCCCCTAGTTGGACTCTAGTCTCCTCGTAGGTCGATCCTAGGGCTAGTGACGCCTTCTGAGCTTTGTCAGCAAAAGCCATAGCTTCCGAGATTGCCGACTTAAGTCCGTCCATTGCCTTGACCAATGGGCTTAATACTAAATCATCTATCACTGCTCAACCTCATCTGGGGGTAGCCTGCTTATTTTACGAAGAGGTCCGAAGATATTAGACATGATATATGTTCGGTATTCCTCCTCTGGCAGTTCTCTATTGTTATATAGCGTTTGGAGGGAAGTTGGAGAATAAGAGTCATCTGGCGGTACTTTGAATCCTGTAAGCAGGAGATTACCTGTTTTAGCATCCTTAGTGACTGGTTGTGTAATCAGCAATATCCTAAATGCTCGACTACCCTTACCAACACCCAACTGATACCTGAAGAATACAATATCCCCTGGACCTCCACAGGAATCGCTCTTAGGCACAATACCTACCCTGAGTTTGTCGTTTGCTCCTACTTGCGTAAGAAAACCATTGATTTCTCTTGAAAAACCTCTCATGTCTCCATATTATATATAAAGAATATAGAGCTATGAGTTATAACCTTGATGTAGATATTATTGATTTTCTTGATCTTATAAATGAAACACTTAGTTACTCTTTTGTAGAGAAGTGGAGACATAAGTATAGTGAGAAGTTTATTAAG